ACTTCAGCCGCCGTAGACCGTGACAGCCACGCTCGTCGGCACAGAAAGCGCCTGGCTCGTGAGGATGCGCGTTGGCGCCATCGGGTACGTCACCTTCCCCGTGCACAGCTTCGCATCAGTGAGAGAGCCCGGCTGGTCGCCGTACTGCACGTTGGCCGTGCCGTCCGCGGAGAGCTCCACACCGGTGAACGGTTGCCCGCAGGAGCAGCAGAGGTCGCCGACACCGAAGGTGAAGGAGCCTGCCGTGTCGTTCATCGCGGGGATCGCGATGCTCGTGATGGAGTCGAACGCCTGCAGGCCCCGCACGGTCTCGCCACCGTTCACTGCGGTGAGGGAAATGTTCTCCGTGACGGTGACTCCGCCACGCTTGCCGGTCACCACGATGGGTGCGGCGATCAGGTACGAGCTCGCGTGCGACGCCGTCGTGACCGTGACCGTGCGCGGGATCGGCTTGATGGTGCCGTCGGCGTTGGCGTTCGTACCGTTCAGGTCGGAGACCGTCAGCGCGTCGGGCGTCGCCTTCGACGCGCGCGAGGTGACGAGTCCGTTGACCACGTTCATCAGCGCAGTCGAGAACGTCCGCGTGAACGTCGAATTGAGAGGAATACCTGCACTCATGGTCAGAAATCCTTCATCAGGCCGGGGATGGTCGCGCCGCGCACTTGGTCAGACGCTGTCTGGCGACCCTCCGACGTTGCGGGGTCTGGCAGTTCGTCCTCGTTGAACGTCGTGAGGACCATGCAGCGACAGTCCGGGTGGTACGGACACTCGGCGTCGTCAGGGAAAGGTTGGTCGAGGGCGACCGTCGTGCCGTCGAGCTCGGAGCAATCGCCGCAGGTGCGGCGGTCGAGCACCGCAGACCAGACCTGGAAGAGCGCTGGGGTCCACTCGTCGGGGCCGTCGGTGGAGCCGTCGTTCGCAGCCTCGTCAGAGGCTTCCGCGAGCCTGTCCCAGAAGTCCTGGCGCTCTTCGGCGAACGCCCCCGCCGACTGCGTGATGGCCCGCGTCTCGAGCTTCTTGTCGAGTAGCTCGTCGATGTCGAGCCCCGAGGCTGGGGTGCCGCGCTGGCGCTGCTCCCACCGCTGAAACGCCTTGTCGAGCTCGGAGCCCCACATCGTCTGAATGGAGTTCGTCGCCTTGTCGGCTTCGAATGCATCCAGCGCGAGGGCGTTGCGCGAGGGGGTTACGAGCGGGACCTGCTTCAGCGCAAGGTCGGAGAGCGCCTTCCGGAGAGGCAGCGTGTCCGCCCCGAGCTGGTCTCGCGCGAATCCGCGTGCAGCATCTCGGGACTGCAGCACCGCGGCGCGGACGTCGTGAGCCAGATTCGGCGAGAACGTCCGGATCGCTCCGATGACGTCGCGTCGCGCTGGCTTCGTGATCTTGGCGACCGCGGCCTGAACCCGCGCCGTTGCCACGCGCACGGGCGCGCGAATCAACTTGCGAGCATTGTCCTCCGACTCGAGCATGCGCCGCGCAGTCTGCGCGTGCTGCTTGCGGAGTCGTTCGGCGTCTGACGCCTTCGACATTCGTCTCAGCTCGGGCCGGAGTCGTTGTTCTTCTGAGAAGCGTGCATCGTGTCCCAGGGGCCGTTCACCGTGGTGACATGCGCGACGTACCCGGGGATTGTCTTCGCCTTTTGCTCGAGCGCCGCCATCACGCGATGGTGACCGTCCGCGACGATGAGCTTCTCGTTGTTCGGCTCGTTGACGAGAACGATTGGCTTGACGGTGCCGTCTGAGATCTCGCCGTCGAAGAACGAGACGCGGTCCGGTTCGTCGGCCGCGGCCCACGTGTCGGAGTTGCTCGTGTCGATGGAGTCGAGGGGGACGTCGATCGGGCCCTGCCAGACAGCGGCGCGCACCCACTCGATGGCGTCGGGCGGAAAGTCCTCCGCGAGCTGCTCGTACACGGTCTGCGCGATGCCCGTGCTGGTCGCGTTCGTCTGGTGGATCGGGACCGCCCCCGCGACGGGCGCCGTCGGGCTGGGAACGCCCAGCGCTCCCGGCTGAGGAGGATTCGCGGGCGCAGCCGGAGCGCCAGGCTTTGCGCCCTTCGCGCCAGGAATCCCGGCTGCGTTCGGCGGTGGAGGGGTGCCGTTCGCCTTCGCCTGCTGGCCGGCGAGCACCGCCTGCTTCGTTGCCGCATCGAGCTCTTGCTCCTGCTCGACGCCGCCTTCGATCTCGTCACGGATGTCCGACTTGTCCTTGGCGGACAGGTCCGGCATCGAAGATTCCGCGAGGCGCTGCTGCACTCGCTTGTGCCACGTCGGGCTGTTGATGCCGCCCGCGAGGTCGATCTTCGCGAGCATGTCGCAGAGGCCAGGGAGGTCCTGCGCCGCGAAGTCGTCGAGACCTTCCGAGTTCCACCCGTACTTGTCGCCGCGAACCGTGGCGATGAGGTCGTAGACGAACTCGATTACCTCTTTGACCACGCGCGCGTACGCGAGCAGCACCGTGCGCGTGGCCTCCGCGTCGCTCGCCTTGCTCTCGGCGCTTCGCCCGATGGCAGCGGCGTTGTTCTCCACGCCGAGCGCCATCTGATGGGCGATTCGATAGATTTCGTCCTTGTGCCCGCTGATCTCCACACTGAGTGCGGCGTACGGCGCTGACGGCGGAGCGAGCCAGTCGACCGTCTCTTCGATGCCCATGACGATGCCGAGACCGGCACCCATGGCGGGCTTCTTGTACTCGCCTTCGTCGTCCTCACCGACGTGGAAGACGGCCATCGCGTAGCACGTGGCGGTCATGCCCCAGGTCTGCGCGTTCGACAGACGGAAGTGCGCGAGCTGCGGAGTCTCGAGCGTGTTCAGAACCCACAGCCCGATGAGGCTCTTCGCGGTCAGGTCGATCGGGACGAGCGGCACGCGCGCGAACTTGTGCGGCGCCGAGTTGATGAACGGGACGTCCGTTTCCTTCCCCGGCTTCTGCTGAAGCGGGTACGAGATGCGGTACGTGTCGACCGCGGTGGTCGTGAAGTACTGCCACGTCTCCGTGACCACATCGCGGACGCCTCCGAGGCCCATGCGCGGGCACGAGTAGTCGTACGTCACGACCCACGCGAGGCGCCCGAGCTCGTCCTCTCCCCAATCGAGAACGTTGTTGCAGTCGACCGCGGTAAGCCAGCAGTCGCCGAGGCCGCGCTGGTCGTACTCCGCCTTGGTCCCTGGCGGGGTAGCCCCAGTGTCCCGGGGCGCGTTGAGGCGAATCCACGAGCGCCCGCCGACCATGGCGTGCGTGAGGCGGTCCTTCAGGAACGCATCGAGGTCCGAGCCCGCGCCGTCGCAGTCGTCGCGGAACGCGTTGTAGAAGTCCCCTGGGTCGTCGACCTTCTCGTCTTCGAGACTCGCGGTCAGAACGACCTTGGACCCGAAGAGAAGCGCCGTGAAGTAGTTGACGATCGGCCCGACGTAGTTGCGGTAGACAGCTTCCGCTTTCCGCAGCTCGTAGCGCCCGGTCGTCTCGTGCTCGCGCTTGAGCAGGAAGCGGTGCAGACGCTCCTTGAATTCTTCTCCGCCAGCGTAGAGCGCGTGGAGGTCGGCGTGCCGTTCGCCGTTCCAGCCGGGGCGCCGCTGGTTCAGCTGTTCGATCGTCGGCATGCGTTCACGTCATGGGCGGGCCGTCGATGCTGCTGCGCACCTCGACACCGCGAGCTCGTAGCTCGGGAAGGATCTCGTTCCACACGGTGCGGCAACCCTTGGCCATCGCAATCTGCCCGTGCTGCAGGTTCACGTGCGGCTCGTCGAGGAAGTAGACGACGTCGGCAGGCTTTCCCTCGGCATTGGCCGCGAGCCACTTCCGCAGGGCCCGCGGCACCGCGACGCCTTCGATCACGCGCGCGCCGGGGCGTGACATCCACTCGGCCGCTTGCGCGCTCGCGCCCGACCAGTCGTGAGTCTCGATGAGGTCGTCGGTATGGAGCACCTCACCCGAGAAGCTCGACGCGAACGTCGTCTTGCCGGCCCTGGGCACTCCCGCGATCAGAACACGCATGTCGCTGCAAACCCGGTGATGACGCCTCGGGGGCTGCCCGTCTTTCCTACTGCGAGTAGGTCGTGCCACGCAGCGAGCGCGTCGACCTGGTCATCGGTCCTGCCGGGCTGACCCGTGAAGTCGAGAACCTCGTCGATGAAAGTCTGGAGCCAGGCCGGCTCGTTCTCGTCACTAGGAGGCAGGAGCACTCGCCCCTCGTTCCATGCGAGCGAGACCGGGGTCGCGCGCACGCGCTTGTCGACACCGAGCGAGATGATCTCGAGCTTCGGGATGTGCTGCTTGATGAACTGCCCGACGGCCTTCTCCATGCCGTAGGCGTACCAGCGCATCTGCGCGACGCGCCGCCGGTAGAACCGCTTGAGCGTCAGCAGGAAGCCCGTGGCCTCGCACTGCGCGCGCTCTATGTCGACGATGTAGAACCGTCGGAATGGAACCTTCGCAGGCTTCCCCTGCTTGTCGAGTCCGTCGACCATCTCGATGGTGACGAATCCCTCGATGATGACGGACCAGTCTGCGGAGGTCTTGTCCGTCGCCGCGAGGTCGATTCCGAACGCCCAGCGCCCTTCACTCGGGAGCGCGTACGGTGATGATGCGTCGAGCGGGTTCGTGCGCTGGTAGCGCATCGGCTCGTGGAAGATGCGTGCTTCGGGAGAGCGAGGCTCGCCCTGGTACTGCGCGTACCAGTTGGCCGTGTTGCGGCGCTCTTCCGCGAAGAATGCGACCGGCTTTGCGGAGGGCCAAAGCGCCTCGCCCGGGAGACGGTGCAATGGGTCGCTGATGAGGCGCCCGTCGGGGCCGAGGTCTTTGTCGTTCGCCGGCTCCGAGATGGCCTTCAGGTTGATGTACTGAAAACCCTCGTTCTTGATCAGGTGGCCGCTCGGATCGTCGAGATGCCACCGCGTGGCCATCACGAGGAAGCTCGTTCCTTCGTGACGACGCGAGCGCGCAACCGACTCGTAGAACCGCTTCGCGTTCTCACGCACGAGGGGCGAGTTCGCCTCCTTGTGGTTCTTGATCAAGTCGTCGAGGACGCAGACGCCGGTGATGGCGTAGCCGGTCAGCCCGCCGTCGGGCGACGTAAAGCGGATGCGGGTCGCACCATCGAGGACGATGAGGTCGAGCGTGCCGCCGACGATGAAGCCGTACTCGCGCGCGAGCTCTCGGAACTGGACGGATACCGCGCGCGCCTGCTGCTGCGAGTACGTGACGTAGGCGTGCGAGAGACCGGGCCAGAAGCGCGCCCAGTACAGGAACGCGCGCATCGTGAGCTCGGTCTTGCCGTGCTGCGGTGGGGCCGCGAAGCAGACGCGGAGGTTCCCGCCGATCGCGCGCTCGAGGACGTCCGCGTACGGAGCGAGCCACTCTGGCCGGTGCCAGATCGGCGTCACTTCGCAGAAGTCGAGGAGCCGCGGCCGCGCTTGCGGCGTCGCGCTAGTGCTGGATGGGGTCTGCTGGCTCTGGACGTTGCGTTGCTGACTGAACTGCTCCAGCCGCTCCCTCGCTATCGAGGCGAGCGAGCCGCAGGCAGACTGCTTCGACGACCAGGACCGGATCTTCGCCGCTACGAAGCCGGGCCGCGATCCCTGCGTCACTGCACACCGCTTCGAGCGTTGCTAGCCAGAGGCGCTCGGCCTCCAGCATCTCGGTCTTGTAGCGACGCGACCAATCCTTCGGGAAACGTGCTTCGAGCCAATCGAGGGCCTTTTGGGGGTCGTTCTGGATGCCGAGTCGCGAGGCGACGACGACCGAGTGCTGGCACTGGTCTTCGGCCATCTGCAGGCGCTCGAAGAAGTCGGCCTTCCCTGGGTCGCCCTTCTCGGCGGCGATTCGCCACTGGCGAAACGTCTCGTGACTGATGCCGTTGGCGCCAGCTGCGACGCGGGGCTTCGTGCCGATTGAGACGGCGTCGATGATTCCCTGCTGCAGCTCGGGCGTGAATTTGGAGTGAGCGGCCATGCGTCACGCGACGTTGAACAGCTTGCTCTCGAGGAAGCCGCGAGCGTGGAGCTCGTCGAGGATGCGGACGAGCGATGCTCGTTCCGTCTCCACGTCGGTGCGGCAGTGCACCTCGGGCGCGACGGGCGGCTCGTACGGGTCCGAGAGTCCGGTGAAGTTCTCGATCTCGCCGGCCAGCGCGCGCGCGTAGAGTCCCTTCGTGTCGCGTTCGACCAGGCGGGCGATGCCGCAGTCGACGAACACCTCGATGAAACTCTCGCCCGTGATCTCGCGTTCCTTCTCGCGGTCGTCGCGGTAGGGGCTGATCGCGGAGACGATTGCGCACGTGCCATCGGCCATCGCCGCGCGCGCGGCCGAGCCGATTCGACGAACATTCTCGGCGCGGTCCCAGCGCGAGAAACCGAGGTCCTTGCACACGGTGGCGCGCATCACATCCCCATCGAATTGCTTCGCGATGATGCCCGCGCGAAGCAGGTGGTCGTCGAGCGCCATGGAGAGCGTTGTCTTGCCCGCTCCCGATAGACCCGTCAGCCACACGAGGAACGGCTTCACGCTGCGGACCTTTCTGGGCGGGCCTTGCGGCGCCTCGTGATGCAAACCGCGCGCGTCACGTCATCGACGTTGCAATGCTCGTTCAGAAGCGGGTGTAGCGCAGCGCGCACCTCGCCAGGCTGCCCGAACATGGCCCCGTGCTCGAGCACAGGAACACCGAGGTCACGCGCGCTCTCGCGCAGCGCCTGCGCCATCACCCGATGTGCCTCGCGCGCGCGCTCGAACGTGTTCGTCTCGCCGACGTGATAGCCGGCTCCCGCCAGCGCGAACCACGCATGCTCGTAGAACGACCAGATGCGGAGCCGTGTCGGCGGCAGCGAGTCCTGCTCGCTACGCAGCAAGACGAAACAGTCGAAGTGGCGCGTGAACGCTTCGAGCTTGAAGGGGCTGAAGACTTCCTTCGTGAAGCCCTGGTCCCCGAGCTCAGCGAACCACGTCGCGCGGATGTCGTCGTCGAGCTCCTGGTCGTCCCCACCGGCGATGCCGTGGTAGCAGGACACGAGCTCGCACCCGAAGGCGCGCGACAGGCGCGCGTGATGCCGCTCGTTGCGGAGCGGGTTGAAGTATTCCGGGCGGTACTCGCCGCGGTACAGGTTGCCGCCGATGATGTCGCCGAGCCAGGTCGAGCCCGAGTTCGGCAGCTCTACGTCGCGCATGCTGCTGCTCCTCGTTTCGGCTTCGCGTCGCGCCTTGCCAGCGCCGCCATCCCCCGGCGCGTCTTGCGGTTGTAACCGCCGACTCCGGGCCGCGCGAGCTTCTTGGCGTTCGCCTCACGGCCCTTCGGCGGAGCCGCCTTCGTGCCCACGCTGATGACGCCGGCCTGAACGAGTGCGTTGATGATCGGAGCGCGCGTCTGGTTCATTCGGCAGCGATCGCTTTCGTCTTTTCGCGCAGCTCGGCGAGCTCGGTGAGCAGGTTCAGGAGCGTGCCCGCGCTGATCGCGCGGCTCGTTCCCATCTTTCCGCGCCTCGGCGTCGGCTTCAGATCGAGCCGCTCGCAGAGCACGTTCCACTCGTGCGTCGAGCGGCAGAGCACGACCAGAAAGTCGTAGTGCTCGTGCGGCTGCAGCGCCATTCCCGGGAACGGGTCAGCGTCGGCCCCTTCGAGCTCGGGCTCGTCGTCTGAGCCCCCGCCGTTTTCTGTCGCGTCGCGGATGTCGGAGAGCAGGCGCCGCACTTCGGCGTCCTGCGCGTTGATCGATTCGAGCAGCGCGGTCTGCTTCACCGCGTCTGTGCGGGCGAGCGCGCCGAGCGGGTCGAACGTCGCGAGCACCATGTCGGCCTCTGCGTCGTTCAGTTCGACCAGCAACACCGGCACGATCATGTCTGGCGTCTCTTCGCGCCGAGCGTGACCGTCGAGCAGCTGCAGCGTGCCGTCGGGAAGTTTTCGCGCGATGAGCGCGTCGACGTAGCCGACCTCTTCGAGCACCCCGCGGATCGCGCTCCGCTGGTCCGGGCCGTGCGTCCGCGCGTTGTGCGGGTGCGGCACGAGGCTGTCCGCGCGAACGCGAACGAGCTCCCTGACGCGGTCGCGAATGTCGACGCTCATATTCCGGCACCGTCCAGCACCACCGGCGCGGGCAGCGCAGCCGGCGCGTCGAGTCCCTGCAGCGGCAGGCCCCTCGCTCGCATGATCGCGATGGCGATGTGCCAGGCCGCGCCCGGTCCCAGTTCGAACCGAATCGTCGTGATGCGCTTCACCGGGTCGTGGCTTGCTCGAGCAACGAGCAGATCCCCGTGAGGAAGCGACCCGACGTCACCCGCTGAGACCGCTGCAAATGCCTGCACTGCGGGCTCGCAGAAGAACTCCTCGTCAGGATCCACGACGATATTCGGCATGCTGGTGAGGAGGCTTCGCGTGCACGTGACAAATCATGCTTGTTCAGAGCGCGCCCCGTGCAGAAACTCGAGTCTCTCCGGTCGCAGACGCCGTCGAGTACTCCCGAACGGGCGAGCGAGCCGCGAGTACCGAACGTTCCTCAAACCCGGTCGAAAAACAGGAAGCCATCAGCGGGCGCCCAGCGTTGCACGTGAAACGGCGCCGAGCTGGGAGTGAAAGACCGCCGAGCTGGGAGCGTTCAGCCCCTGCCCCAGCGAGCACCCCGGTCAGCGCGTGGCCCGCGGGAATGATTCGACTTTTTCTTCTTCCGCTGCCTGAAAGCGTCGAGGTCGGCGATGGAGGCGGAGGTTGAGGGCACCGAGCGGGAGCGGGAGGTTCCGCCGCCGGTGATGACCGGTGGTCGTCCAGCGAGGCGGTCGTCCCGGAGCAGCTGTTTCACGTCGACGACTCTGCGCCTCATTCGATTCTCACGCCCATATACCTATCGCGCGAAGCGCGCGTGCGCGCGTGCGCGTGTATCGCGAAAAATAGTTCTAGAAGTGTCCAGATGGGGCACAGGAACGACACACCTCCCGTCGCGCGCGAAAGAAACCTTATTGATTCTCCCGTGAGGTCCGTGTAGCGGGTTCGACCATGAGTACTTCCAAGAAGGCGGCGCTACCTGGAACGTTCCCCGAGAGGCTCGCGTTTTTTCGCGCCGAGAAGGGGTGGACCGCGGCGAAGCTCGACCGGGAGGCGCGGCTACCGGTGAGCAGCACGACGACGTACGAGCAGCACGGGGCGGAGCCGAAGCTCAGGTCGCTGATGCTGCTGGCCGAGGCGCTCGGGGTGACGGTAGGGGAGCTCGTCGACGGGTGTGCGATGCCGCCCGACCTTCAGACGCGGCGCGCAACGACGAAGAACGGCTGAGGTTCAGGAGCGCGCGTGGCGGTCGATTTCCCAGCGGAGGCGGCGCTCGCGGCCGAGGCGGATGGCCTCCGCGCGTGGCGATTCGCGGAGCCCGTTCGTGATAGCGACCGGCAGGAGAAGGGCCAGCACCGGATCGGGCAGGCCGTACTCGAGCTGCTGGAGCAGCGCGGGGTTCGGCCCGACGCGCGGGCGAGAATCCGTCACCGCATGCAATTCTGCTCTTGAACGTTCGGTCGAGACCGGTATACGTTTCTGCCCATGCGCATGCCCACTTCCGCGGAGATGCTCAGCCTGGCGGCCGAGGCCGACGTTTCGGTCCACACGCTGCGTCGCCGGCTGACTGGCCTCCGAGTTCACCGTGCCTCCGCCCGTTCGATTGACCCGATTCTCCATCGGCATGGCCTTGCTCCCGGCTGTGTACCCTTGATACTCGACGGGCAAACCGATAGCACACCGAAGCAACCCGAAGCAACCGCAGAGCAAACCAACGGCCGCGAGACCGCTCAGTAAAGGGACCGCTGGATGCCCTGGTTCATGGTGTGCGACACAATGCATGCTCACGAAAAGATTGGCCTAGTAAGCCTAGAGGCCGTCGGCCTCTGGACCCTGGCAGGCTCGTGGTCCGGTGACCGCGGAACAAATGGCTTCATCCCACGAGCCATACTGCCAAAACTGGCACCGGGTCGCTCGACAGAGGAGTTGGACCGCCTAGCGGGCGAGCTGGTGGCCGCCAAAATCGACGGATTGCACGACTACGGGCTCTGGGAAGATAGGCAAAATGGATGGCAATTCCACGATTGGCCTCTCTACCAGGCCATCCCAGGGGAACCCCCCGAAGAGAAAAAGAAAAGAATCAGCTCCCTGCGTCGGGCGGCAGGCAAGAAGGGCGCTGCTGCACGCTGGCAACCAGTGCCAAGCTCTGGCAAGAGCCATCATAGCACTGGTACGGTACGGAACGGATCCGGTCTGGAGTCTGGTTCTGATCTGGAGTCTTCGAAGAGTAGCGAAACCGTCGCGCGCGGAGAGCAAGAGCCGGGCCAGAACGGCCACCCCACGACGCTCAAGGCGCAGGAGTACGTGCATGACCCCACACGTGCGGTGATGCAGTACGGACCCCCTGAATCTTGGTTCGAAGTCACCGCGGCGAACGACGCTTTTCGGGCCGTCTACCCCGCTGCTGGGAAGCTCCGAGCGCGTGACACGCGAGCCGTCGTGATCGTCGAACGGTTCGCACAGGGCTTCTCCATCGAACAGCTCGCCGAAGCTGCGCGAGGGTCGGCGCTCGACCCCCACATCTCGAGCAACGCGCAGTTCCAGACGGTCACGACGGTTTGGAAAGACGCCGAGCGAGTCGACAAGTTCATCGCGCTGCTGAAGACGCCGCCCAAGGCGAACGGGAAGCACGAGTCGAACGCGGAGCGCACCTCGCGCGAGAACCGCGAGTACATCGAACGCGCCGAACGCGAAGAGCGAGAGGGAACGTCGACGTGACGGTGCGCCGACGAATCCTTCTCGCGATCGTCTGCGCGTTCCCATCGCGCCCGGACGTGCGCGCGGTGACGTACCCGATGAGCGAAGCGGACCGCGTGCGGCGCGGGCTCGTGTCGGCGCTCGCGGGCGTGCCGGGTGTCGACGTCGAGGTGAATGGCGACGGCGTGCGGGTGACCGCGGCGCCGCGTGGGCGGCTCGTCGGTGCAGAGCGCGGCGCGCGCGAAGAGGCCGTCTGATGGCGGCCATCTACGCTCCGGCGCACGTCTACGCCGCAGAAGACATCCGGTTCCTCTTCGCCGGCAAAGACATCGCGGCTCCTGGAGACGCCGACGTCGTGTCGATCCCGCTGAGCGCCGCGTGCAAGCTGAAGCTCGACCTGACGCCATACGGCACGCACTGGGTTGCCCAAGTGAAACGCCTCCTGCGGCGGCTGGACTACCCCGGTGGTCGCAAAGAACGCAGTGCAGTCCGACGGCTGCGCAAGCTCGGGGCCATCGGCATGGGAAGCGTGCTGCGATGACCCGCGCCGAATCCGCTCGCCTGTTCGCCGTGATCTCCGGCGCGTTCCCGCACGTGCACGTGACGGATGATACGCGCGACATCTACGTCGCGATGCTCGGTGACCTGGACGTGAAGGTCGCGAACGAGGCGGTGAGGAAGCTCCTCGCGACGGCGAAGTTCATGCCGACCATCGCCGAGATCCGAGCGAAGGCGGCCGAGCTTGTGCACGGCCCGCGTCTCAACGGCGGTGAGGCGTGGGGCGCGATCGTCGAAGCGATCCAGCGCGTCGGCTCATACCGGCCCGCGCCGCGATTCACGGATCCGCTCGTGGGCGAGTGCGTGAAGCTCATGGGCTGGAAGAACCTCTGCCTCGGCGAGAACGACGCGGCAGACCGAGCGCGATTCATCCAGCTCTACGACCAACTGTCGCAGCAACAGCGCACGGAGACCGTGTCGTCGCCCGGTCTCGCGCAGGTCACGCCGATGAAGCGCCTGCCCGCGTTCACGACGGCGCGCGCTCTCGCAGCGGAGCCGCCGACGCGGCAGATGACCGAGCTCGAGAAGCGCGAGGTGCTCGCGACGACGAAACCGCTCGCGCCGAAGCGACTGCTGAAGCCGATGTCGGTGGCGGAGCTCGAAGCCGCGATGGAGACCGCAAAGAATGGCTGAGCTAGCTCTTCCATCCATCAACGTGTGGCTGGTCGATGTAACCGATGGCCGCGTGTATTTCCGCGACGAACGGGCTTGCCTCCAAAAGAAGACCTCGCTCGCGCCGGGGACAGTCAAGCTACTTCGGCGTCTCATGCATGGGAGCATGTCCAGACCGCCAGAAACGAATCGCGAGTGTTGGTCGATCGCATCGGTCAGGCGCTCGCACGTCGGAGACATGCTCAGGGCAGGCATCATCTGCGATACCTCCGGGGCACCACTCAGCCGCCGAGAGCGCGCGTTTATCGGCGAACTCGGAGCCCGCGGTTTCGCGAAAGACACAGACCCCCTAGCCCATCGCCATCGAACACACCTGAAGACCATGCGCACCGTCCCTACGGAAGATGCAGACCTGCTCACCATCGGCAAACGAGAATACTGATGACCGCCGAGATCCGCGCCATCTACGAGCTCATGCCGCCGCAGGACCGTGCGCGCGTCGACAGGATCCAGGAGGGCACGTTTCGCGACCTCACGATCAGGCTCTGGGCGCAGGCCCAGAAGCAAGAGCTGATGCGCAAGCAGCGCGCGCGCCCCGTGCCACCGAAAGAGCAAGAGCGCCTTCCGCTTCCCGAGACGCCAGCTCCGCCCGACCCCGACGATGACTGGAGGAATCGGTTCTGATGAAATATCTTCTCCTGCTCGCCCTGCTGCTCGGCGGCTGCGCGAACGAATCGGAAACCCGCCGCACGCTCATGCGTGCCGGCTATAGCAACGTGCAGATCACCGGCTGGAAGGCATTCGAGTGCGGCCATGACGACACGTGGGCAACCGGGTTCCGTGCGCGAACGGACTCAGGCCGGATCGTCACCGGCACCGTGTGCTGCGGCCTCGTGTTCAAAGGCTGCACGGTGAGGTTCTGATGAAAAACCACGCACAGCCCAAGTACGCGCTCTGCAACGCCTGTCTGGCCGTCGCGCAGTACATGACGACCGAGCTCGCACCGATCGACGCGCCGTGCTGCGTCTGCGGCGCACCGAACCCGAAGGTCGCCATCACGCACAGACTCACGCGCCTCGCGCCGCTGCAAGCGGTCGGGGCTGCATTCAACATGTACTACCGCCGGCTCGGCGTGCTCGTGACGACCGAGCGCGCGACGGCCACGCACTGACTCACGCTTTCTTTCTCGTCACACGTTCGACAACGCAACCGAAGGAGACCCGCATGTCAGGAATGACTCTCGAGAAGACCTGGGTGATCGCGACCGACGAATTCGGCAAGCAGTGGCTTGGCGCCGTGGCTGCAGGCAAGAGCGAGATCCCCGGAGCGCTCGTGCTCGACCCTTGCTACGGGTACGAGTCCGGCTTCGTGCAGACGCCGCAGGGCCCCGGGTTCAATCGACGCGCGCACCCGGTGGACTTCTGCGTCGACATCACGCGCGTGGAGCTCGCGTCGCCGAGGTCGCTCGTGTATCTGCCCGACGGCGAGGACCTGAAAGAGCGCCTGCGCGAGGTCGAGAAGCTCTCGGCGAACATTCGGGCCGAGCGGCTCGGCATTGTGCTGTCTGCCGACGCACGCGCCCAGCAGCGCTCCTGAGCACGCCATGGCGATCGAAGGCGTGAACGC